TAATCTACCCAGTGAAGTAATAACTACATAATCAATGTTACCTTTTAGTCTTACATACCTCTCTCCTCTTTTCTTCATTGTATCGATAACTCTTTGGTCAAAATAGGATAGGTTGTTATCTTTGTATAACTCGGATAGGTCTAAATCGTTATTAATATAGTGGTGAACTTTTTCTATGTAGTCTTTTGTCACGTAATCTCTTTTGTTGTACTTGCCCATTCGTAATATAACTTATTTATTTTTTGTTGATAACTACCATATGAACAACTGCAATCAGGAAACGTAACTCTACCGGATAAGAGTGTCTCTACCCTTATATAAGCATCTTTGTTATATCCTCTTAGTACCTTATTTAGATACTGTGGGAAACTCTTTAATAACCAGTCTTTGTCTTCTCTACTCATACCATGCTTTTACTCTATCGATTATATGATTAATTAAATAACCTACAAGGCCGGCGACTGCTCCATGAAGTAAGTCAACGTATATAAAAATGCCAATCCAGAACGAAAGACATTTAGAGCAATTCAGAAGTAATCCTGTGAAAGGTATGAACTCGATCAGCTTCTGTTTCGCCGGCTGTATAGGTAAAAAATCATAGGCTATCATGTTACCTAAGTAACCAATACCTACTAGATTAAATAGGTTTATCTCCATCTGTTCTTAACGACTCTAAATAATCATTGACAAATCGTTTTATCCTTTGTTCTTCTTGTATCTGCGCTTGTCTCTTCTTTCTATTAGATCTTGCTATTAGACGAGGATAAACTAACGAGAGAACCAAGATAATGAAACCAAGGTTACATATAACGGATATTATTGTAAGTGTTGACATTTTCTTTTAATTAATTCTCTAACCTTTTTATAATCGGTTTTTAATGCATGATAGTTAATGTTATACTTTTCGGAAGTCTTGTTAAACTTTTTCTTACCGATCATTATTTCATTAACTAACATTTTTTGATAAGGGTCTAGAGAGTCTATAACTTTTGTCATACAGTAGTAAAGGTCTGAAGGTTCATCTTTAAATGCTTTATTCCTTGCTACTCTATCTGGAGAATATATACGGTTTTCATATAACTCTCTGTTACTGTTAAGATGCTTTCTATATACATGCCAGAATCTACTACTACTTGACTTTAACTGGAAGCCCATCATAAAGGTGATAAAGTTTTCTAACTTACCGTCAGTATAAACTTTATATATATAGTCAGTCTCTTTTTCAAGAAACATTTCTATACACATAGGCAGTAAATCACTACCCCATCTATTATAACCTGCTCCACAAGTCTTTTCACAGTTAATAACTAACTGATTGTATATATTACCTATCTCTTTAGTAACTGTATCTCTCTTTTGCTTATCGTTCATAGGCGTATATTATATAATACGAACTTAATAATACATAGGCAACTATTATCCGTAAAAGGTCAAAAAAAAAGACCCCTAATTGGGGTCCTAAAAGAATTGCGGATAAAAAATAGATGGGAAGGCAGAATAACCGTATATTCTTTTAATCAATCATGGAAGATTGTAAATTGTTATGCTCTACCTTCTAGCTCAGCAATCATAAAAGCTTTACCTTGTGCTCTTACATCACCTTTTTCTGCTTCACTCATAGCATTAAACTGCTCTGGTGTTATATTTGATAGTTCTTCTCTTGTGTATGTTTTCATAATTAATAATTTAAAATTGTGCGTTATAAAAGTTATAGTTAGCTAATACTGATGAGGCTGGCATTACTGCACTATACATCCGGAATACTCCTAATTGACCTGCAAAAGTACCGGTACCGAAATTACTTGTACCGAACCAGGAGTTACAGTTAGTTTGTGGTCCATTTCTATCAAAGTCAAAAGTATCAGTTGCCGCCATCGTTCCACCACTTGCTCCTAACTCGCTACCTTGATAATATGTTTTAGTTGTTTCTCCTTGACCGGCAGTATATACTAAATGTAAAAAGCCCGTACCTACACTCTGGTCTACTGTACCTACATTTACAGAATTATTCTGCTCTGTTCTTAGATCAAAACCAATTCTATCAGGAACCGGTGTTCCTCCGTACTGCTGTAGATTACTTTCTGCTCTTGATCCTCCTCCTCCGTCAAATCTAAATATTAAGTTATCTGCTGATAAAGCAGTAGGTATATTTAAAACAAACTCCCAAGTAACATCGGTTAAAGCTCCAAAACTTCCTGTCAAATCAGGCATAAAAAAATACCCTCCTTGCTTTGTCTGAGTACTTATTACTCCTTTACCCACACCTGCCTCGTAAGTAAATTGCTCAGCCGATTCAAATAACGTAGAATGTTTTTCATTACCTGATAGATCAGTAACTAAATCTCCATTAGACATAGATACACTACCGGTCCAGCTACCTTCAGTGTTACTACCAAAGTCATAATACGCTATAAGGCTTTGATTATAAGGTGGATTACCGTATCCAATACCAGGGCCATCGCCTGACCCCATAAAAGCAAATGGTTTAGTTAATCCCATGTTAACTTAAGTTTAATACTGATGTTCCGTCTAATGTTGTTCCATCGTAAGATTGGAATGTAAGAATATCTTTTGCTGATGTTGCTGCAGTTACTGTTGGTGCAACTCCTCCTGCAAATTTAAAGTCTGGACTAAATGATAAAGTACCAGCTGCTGTTGCATTGTTGGTTACCTTTAAAGATACTGTTTGTCCTGCCTGAACGTTTGTTGCATCTAAATGTGTATCTACTGCATTTCCAAGAGTTAAAGTAAACATATCTCCATCTTGACAATCCATTGATGCTGTTGTTGATGCTATAGATAAAGCAGTTATTTGACTCTTAACTGATCCACTAACCTGTATTCCTTGATTACCTGCTGCAAGTATCATATCTACCTGATCTCCTGCACTTAATTTTACATTACCAGTACCATTTTGATTATCAGTTACCCCAACTTCTCCACCTCTTCCTGTACCAGAACCTGAAATTATTAATCCAAGTCTTGATTTCTTACCGTTTACGTTAAACTCTGTTCCGTAGTTGTAAGCAAACCCATCGTAGTATTCTATAGAGAAGTAATCTTTAAACTGGTCACCAAATGAACTAAAGTCAGCTACAAAGAAGTTTTTATTAGTATAATTTTTACCACCTATTGTATTAGTACCACTTATTTCAGCTAAACCTACTGAGTTATTATTACCCGGTGATGCGAATGATTGTTTAATGTTACCTACTATTGTAGATGCATTTCTTGCACTACCAGTTATGTTTAACGAACCAGTTATTTGTACATTTTGAGTTAAATTATCTATAGAAGATGCTGTAGTTGCTAGTGTTGCTGAACCAGATAATGAACCCGTAAAAGAAGGTGCTGTTATACCGTCTACAGAATCTACTGAACCTGTCATCTGTATTCCAAGAGCTCCTGCTGATAGTCTCATATCTACCTGATCACCGGCAAACATTTGTATTGTACCTGTACCGTCACCATCATCTACCGTAACAAATTGAGACAGTCTTGAAGTGTCAGTACCTGAACCGGATGCTATAGTAGCTAACCTTGATTTTATACCATTAATGTTAAACTCTGAACCGTACTTATAAGCAAATGAATCGTAATACTCTATCGAGAAGTAATCTCTAAACTGTTCTCCAAATGAATTAAAATCAGCTACGAAGAAGTTTTTGTTAGTATAATTATTACCTGCTATAGTGTTAGTACCAGTTATCTCTGCAAGACCTACTGACTGGTTATTTCCTGGTGATGGGAAACTTTGTTTTATATTCCCTACTATTGTACTTGCATTTCTTGCACTACCTGTTATTTTTAAAGAACCTGTAATGTTAGTAGCAGAATTAAGGTTTATAAGAGTACCACTATCAGTAATGTTTGAATCCTGTATTGTGTGGTTTCCTGTACCTTTTAATATTGTATTGTTTGCTGGATAAGCTTCTGATCCTTTACTACCGGATATACCTGTAAGCATACCTGCAGATTTTCCTCCTGTCTCTACCTGTATCCAGTTATCATCTATACTATCCCATTCAAACGATCCGGTATTAGCAGAGTTACTGTCATATACCTTCAGTCCTGCAAATCTCTGTACTGGAGCATCACTATTTAGAATAATGTATTGATCTCCAATTATTGTAGCAGAACCAGTTATTGTTTTTAAGTTACCAATTGATGCAGAAGTAAACGTTGCATTAGATGCCGTAATATCAGTTACATTTAATCTTGCATTAGTCGCTACACCATCACTTATATCTGCTCTTATAGCATGTGATGCCGACGTAGCACTCGTTGCACTTGTAGCATTATTTGCCTGTACCGCATGAGAGGCTGATGTAGCCGTATTTGAGTTAGTTGCAAAAGATGCTGATGTCGCCGTTAAAGAACTATTCGATGTACCTGCATGTGAGGCTGAAATAGCTGTAGTTGCGTTTATTGCGTGTGAGGCTGAGGTTGCTGTTGTAGCACTTGTAGCCGTTAGAGCACTATCTGCAATAATTGCATGAGATGCTGAAGTAGCTGTACTTGAAGATAAAGCTGAATTAGCTATTGTAGCAAAACTTGCTGTTGTAGCAGTAGTTGCTGTTATAGAACTATTTGCTTGTACTGCGTGTGAAGCTGATATTGAGTTACTAGAATTTAATGCATATGAAGCACTTACTACCGAGGGAACAAACGATGCTGTTACTGCATAAGAAGCAGTTAATGCGCTATTTGCATATGATGCTGTTGCAGAAGGATTAAAGTTTAATGCAAAAGAAGACGATACTGCAAACCCTGCATGTGAAGCAGAAGTAGCTGTTGTTGCCGAACCAGCCGTAGTGGCACTGTTAGCAGTTAAAGCTGATGTTGCTGCTTGAGCATTATCTGCCTGTACTGCATGTGATGCACTTAATGCATATGATGCACTTGTCTGTGCTTCAGAGTTTAAAGCATATGATGCTGTTGTTGCATAAGAAGAAGTAACTGTTAGGTTGCTAATTTGTGTTCCTAGTCCATTTACTGGTATACTACCAGAGTTTTGTACTAAATTGTCAAAACTTTGTGATATGTATTGGTTGGTTAAATTAAAGTCTGCTGCCATTCTTACTGAGGGTATTGTTTATATCTTGAGTCGTATGTTCTAATCCCGTACTCTCTAGCCATATCATAGAAATACCCTCCTCTTGTTATAAAAGGATTCTTATATTTGTTAGAATAGTCTGGTAATTGCTGAAAAAGCTTTGTATCTTGTGATAGCTCTGGGAATAGGTTATCTTGGTCTAAAATGTATTCAGTCAGTCTTTGACCGTAATAGTCCATTTTATTTCTAAGACTCTGTCTCTTCATATCATACAGATCTCTTTCTACTGGATCTGAGTTTTCTCCTCCATTTGGTCTTAGTAGTCCGTTATTTCTTGGTCTTAGGTATATATCTTCTAAAGTCTCGTAATAAGTACTGTATAGAAGAAAATCCTGTATATAATTATCTACTAACCCTTTATAGTCTCCTGTTAAAGTACCAGCATCAACGTCAGAAAGTAGTCTATCGTAAAGAATTGTACCAATTATATTTTGTAACCAGTAGTCTTGAGCTGTTCTAATGTTATTCTTTATTAGCTCTGAATCAACTGCGTTATTTAAGCTTGTAAAGCTTCTTACTTTTGCTTCTGATATTAAAAAGGTTGTAGTCATACTAGTAAATAGGTTTAGGCTAATAAAGGTGCACTTTGACTATCGTCTACTTCAGACACCTCTTTATCAGTTGTTTCTTGGTCTACTATAATTTCTTCATCTTGTTCTCCATCCTCTAATAGTCTCTTTTGGCTTATACCTAAGACTACATCTGGATAGTTAAATTCCATGATCATTTCAAAACACTTAAGCATTTCTTGTTGATAAGGTAAAATTACCAGGTTTAAGAATAATAAGTGAGCATCAATTAATTCTGCTCTACCTCCTAATTGTCCTGCTTCTTTTATACCTAATAACATAGGACTAGTTATCCTGTGTGCTGTAAGTATTTTTTGCATTACTAAATCATTAATAGTTGTATAATAAGTATCTGTTTGGTTAGATGGTATTGGAGTTATAACTGGAGCCATTTCTTTCTCCGGTACATCCATATAAACTAACGAACCAGCATTATTAGTACCTGCATAATTTGTTTGCAATTGTTGTTCTATCTCTCTTAACTGTTCATCGCTTCCATTTGTAAAAGTGGTAATAGATAAAGAAGGAGTTAAACCGTTCTTTATATTATTAACGTGAAAGTCGTCGATTGACGTATCTAGCTCTATTACTCTTAAAGCTGCTACGTAATCTGGTAGAGGATAGTAAGATTGCCCTGGTCTGTAGTCTCTGTGAACATAAAGTTGATGAGGTTCTTCTTCCTTTTTTTCCGGGTTATATACAGGAAGATAATCTATGTCTTCTTCATCTTTGTATACAACTCCTGAGAACCTATTCTTTTTATCCCACTTATCTGAGATATAGTATCCAGGGATGTGGCCGTACTTATTCTTTTCTTTAGATCTCAACGTACTAAAGTCTATATGATAAGCCTCAAGCCTAGTTCTATCATTACTGTAAACTATTTCCATAGCAAAACTACCATGGAGTTTAAAGTCTAAGGCACATTTAGCAAATAAGTCATTCCATGAATCACCTGCTGAATTTGCTTTCTTAAGATAACTTTCTTCATTAGCTGTTAATCCTTGACCTATAACACCTTCTACTACGGCATTAACACAGGCTGCATTAACAGAACTTTTATTATACATCTCTATTAGATGCTGAGGGAACATATTGTCCTCTCCATTCTTAACGTACTTGTCGTTTTTATTTTTTTTATACTCGTCATAGTTAAATTGACGAAGTGTTGAGTTTAATATTGTTTTAAAAGTAAATTTTTGATTCTTTGCCATCTTATGAGTAATACGTTATATAGGTTCCGTTTTCATTATTAGTTACATAATTAGTAAACTGTGGATCGTTAGTACCAAATACAAATGCTCTTCCAGTGTCTATTGTTCTTTCAACGTTACTACCAGTTACACTATTCCATTTTGATTGGATAGTACTAAAAAAACTAGCAGCTTGTGACCATTTCAGCTCTCCTGTACCTGAATTGTCTCTTAGGTTATAGGTGTACTGTCCGCTTGCACTTGGTATTCCTTCAGAACCTGAAAAATAGTTAAACTCGTAATACTCACTTAAGTTGTTAGGATTATTTGTTAGAGACAAAGAAAATGACGATGAATTCATATTCATGTCATGTATAAGCTCTAATCTAAATGCAGCTCCGGTATCACTACCTGTAGCTGGCCATATTGCAATACTTCCTGTATCTTGTGTTGAGTTTATGTTTAACATACTATTAAATATAAAAAAAAGGGATTGATCTCACAACCAACCCCATTTTCTTTTCAATTAGTTTAGCTAACTGTAATACCGCTTAATGCGCTGACTAAGTTACCTGTTGTGGTTACTTCTTCGGCTGGGAATGGTTCCATTGCTTCAAAGCTGAGTGAATATCCGTTCATATCCCCCATTGCTGTTCCTGTAGCTCCTGAACCACCAGTTACAGTGCTTCCTCTGTATCTACCTACATAAAAGAATTGTCCAACATAATCATCCACACCGTTATTCGTTTCAACAACGATTTTAAGGTCTGGATTTTGAACTAATACTTTTACTTGGTTTCTAATAGAAGCTTGTAACTTATGCATCGCTATGTTAGTTACCTGACTGTAGAATACAGTACCGTTTTCTAAACTTGGAGTTGGAGTTTCTGTAAAGTCACCTACGTTTCTTGGTAATTCAAACTTGAAAAAAGTACCTGAACCAGAGATAGCTGAAATAGCACCTGTTGATGCTGTAACACCTGAGACTGATCCTGATAAAATATATACATTTTTGATACCACCAATATTATCGCGGCATCCTAAAGAAAACCCACTTGATAAATTACATGCCATAATGTTATTTTTTTTTGGTTAAAAAAAAGTATTAGGGGTTAATTAAAACCCCATATACTGTGTTAAGCTTCTATTTAAGCTTTGTCATTACTGACGAAATACTCTGGGTGTCCAACTTGTACACCTAACTTATTTCTAAGTCTGTATTTCAAAGCGTCTCCGTTAATATCGTACCACATTTGGAAGTTAGTAGTATCAGAAGATAAATCTGTTCCTACTACCATATCAGATGCTGGTCCGATGATAACTCTTTCTGAAGCTCTTAAACCATAAGTTCCAATTATTTTAATATTTGGATATCCTGGTAATGGGACTTCATAAAAACCTCCTCTTTTTGCTACTGTTGTAGGGTCGAAGTGGAATAGGTTTT